CACCTGAGATTGTTCAAAGAGTAAATCTTACAGTATCTGTAAATAAACAAAAACAAGATATGTTTGATGCTATAAATAAAATTATTGAAAATTCATAAATAATTTTATGGCGGCAACAACTAGACAACAATTTATCGACTATTGTTTTAGAAACTTGGGTGCTCCTGTAATACAGGTAAATATAGATCCACAACAAGCACAGGATCGTTTAGATGAAGCATTAGAGTATATGTTTGAAAGACACTTTGATTTTAATCAAAGGGCTTTGTTTTTATACACTATGACTTCTGATGATATTAACAGAAGATATTTTGATACCACTACATTTGGTAGTGCTGTTGGTGCCCAACCAAGATATGACCCATCTACTGGTATTACTGGTGATTGGCCACAAGCAACTGACATTAGAACTATTACAAAAGTTTATACACCATCAGATGTTTCTGGGTCTTATATGTTTGATTTGAGATATCAATTAACTTTATTTGATTTCTTTGGTTTGTATTTCAATCAAGGAGCTTTGAATAGTGGACCAATGGCATCCTATATGGAATCCATGAGTTATTTAAAAATGGTTAATGATGTATTTAATTATCCACCTGCCTATACATACACCAGAACAACTGATCGTCTTACATTAGATCTAGATTGGACTCGATTGGTTCCTGGATCATATCTTTTGGTTGAATCCTATGTTCAAATTGATCCAAATCAATATCAAAAAGTTTGGCAAGATAGAGTATTTAAAAAGTATTACACAGCATTATTAAAGAAACAATGGGCACAAAATTTAATGAAGTTTGCTGGGGTGCCATTGCCTGGTGGCGCCCAATTAAATTCTGCAGCCATAATGGCTGAAGCATTGAATGAACTAAATCAAATCGAAATAACGCTAACAAAAACACAAGAATTGCCACCAGATCCAATGATAGGATAACATTTGAAAAATCCGTATTTTCAAAATTATGAGCCAGAACAAGATTTAGTAGAAGGAATAACAATTGAAATTATTCAAGCTACTGGAGTTGACTGCTATTATATTCCTAGAGACTATCTTTCAATAGATAAAATATTTGGAGAAGATCCTGGTTCCTACTTTGACAATGCATATGTTTTAGAAATGTATTTACAATCATTTAAAGGGTTTGAAGGAAACGATGTTATCACTCAGTTTGGTTTGGAAATCAAAGATAAAGTAAATTTAGTTTTTGCTAGAAAAAGATTTAAACAAGAAGTTACAAATAAAAATTCAGCACTAACGAGACCTCGTGAAGGAGATTTGATTTATTTTCCACCATCAAAGTCATTGTTTGAAATAAACTTTGTAGAACATGAAAATCCATTTTATCCACTGGGAAGATTGTATTCATATTTTATAACAGCTGAACTCTTTACTTACAGTTACGAAAAACTTTCTACTTCTATAAATGCCGTTGATCAGCTTGTAAATAATACTAGAGGATTCTCTGGAAGTACAATAATTCCATTGAATAACGGACTTGGGACTACTGCTGGCGTAAATGATGTTCTTCAAACTGAAGCTGCGGGGTACACATTTGATCCGAATAATCCATTTATTGATTGCGAGTAATAAACTATGTTTGATCAATTTTATAACAAAAGCTTAAGAAAACTTGTAGTCGGATTTGGAACATTATTTAATAATATTAATGTTAGTCACCAAAACCCAGATAATCCAAATGATCCTTTGGAAATACGAGTTCCAATAACTTATGCACCCCAAGAAAAATTTATTAGAAGGTTGTTGGAACCATCATCTATTACTGACACCACTAGAATTGAAAATCAACTTCCAAGATTAAGTTATATAATGACAACTGTGGTTCCTGATTCTACACGAAGAAGATCAAAATTTATGCCTTTATTTTCTTCAAACCAATCAGGAGGTCAATGTTCCTCTACAGGAAATGTTATTAATGAACAAGTTCCTGTAAATGTTGGTTTTAGTTTATATGTTTATACACGACATATTGATGATACCTTGCAGATTATAGAACAAATAATTCCATATTTCAATCCAGATCATATCGTTGAATTGGATTTAAATGATGCTCAGACAAATGTAAGAATACCAATAATAATGACCAGCAGTAATATATCTGAGAGATTTGATGGAGATTTTGGTTCTAGAAGAGTAAATATTTCTTCTATATCTTTTATAGCTAAGAGTTACATATATGGAAAGGTTACGCCATCAGTTAGTACAATTACTTCTACTGATTTGGATTTTGATTTTAATAATGCTTAATAAAAATTTAACAAACTTTTTTAATTTGCCGGATGAAAAAGAATCTAAAGTTTCTAAAGATGTTGCGGGGGGGACATTTGATTTAGGAAATTTTCAAAAAGATTATGAATCTGTTCAATTAAATTTAAAAGATTTAATACAAAATGGAAATGTTGCTTTAGAAAGTGCCCTTAAAGTTGCAACAGAATCAGATTCCCCAAGAGCTTTTGAGGTAGTTGCAATACTCTTAAAAACAATGGCAGATTTGAATAATAATGTTTTGGATGTTCATAAAAAAGCAAAAGCAACAACAGCAGATATAAAAACGTCAATTAAACAAACCAACAATGCAGTTTTTGTTGGATCAACCAAAGATCTTCAAAATCTGTTAAATAAAGAAAGAAGCACTGAAAAAGAAGTGATTGAAGCTGAGGTTGTAAAAGATGGCTCAAAGCAATAACCAAGGTTATAGAAATAATCCAAAACTAAAGCATCCCGGTATTCAGTTAAATTATACTGAAGAAGAATTAAAAGAATACGTAAAATGTTCAAAAGATCCGGTTTATTTTTGTAGTAAATATGTAAAAGTTAAAACTCTAGACAGAGGAGTTATGCCCTTTGAACTATACGATTATCAGCAACGATTTGTAAAGACAATTCATGAAAATAGATTTACTATTTCAAAATGGCCTCGCCAATCAGGTAAATCTACATCAGTTATTGGTTACATTACACATTATGTGACCTTTAATCAGTCAGTAAGCTGTGCAATTCTGGCTAACAAGTTAAAAACTGCAAAAGATGAATTATTTGCTAAACTTCAATTAGCATATGAGAACTTACCACATTTTCTTCAACAGGGCGTGGTAGAATGGAACAAGACAAGCTTTAAACTGGAAAATGGGTCTAGAGTGGTCTGCGACGCAACATCGTCCTCGGCCATTCGTGGTGGCTCCTATAACCTTCTACTTTTGGACGAATACGCCTTCTTGCCTTCCCATATAGCAGAAGAATTTTATTCATCAACATACCCAACAATTTCAGCGGGTTTGACCACAAAACTTATTATTGTATCCACTCCAAATGGAATGAATCATTTTCATAAACTTTGGATTGATGCAAATAGAGCAGAAGGGCATAAATTAAAAAATAAATTTGTGCCTATTGAGGTATCTTGGAGAGATGTCCCTATAACTCCCGGTGGCCCACGCAGAGATGACGTATGGGCAGCTGAACAGATAGCAAATACAAGCGAAGAACAATTTCAACAAGAATATGGTTGTAGCTTTCTTGGTTCATCTAATACTTTAATTTCTTCAACAAAATTAAATGTATTGGCTCCAGAAGAATTTTTGTCTGAAGATAAAGAAGGCATAAGAACATTTAGAGAACCAAATAAAGATGATGTGTATTTTTTAATGGCTGACGTTTCTCGTGGCCAAGGGTCCGATTATTCAGCAATAACAGTAATAAATGGTAGCAAAACACCATATGAAGTTGTGGCTACATATAGAAACAATACAGTTAGTCCATTTCATTTCCCAACAATTATAAAAAATATTGCCGAAAAATATAATGGTGCTTATGTATTGGTTGAAACTAATGACATTGGTGGTCAAGTAGCAAATATTTTATATAATGATCTTGAATATGAAAATCTTTTAATGACCATCATTAAAGGAAGAAAGGGGCAAATTTTATCTCAAGGATTTGCAAGCAACCGTAGTGAATTTGGACTTAGAACCACTGCCCAAACAAAAAAACTAGGTTGTTCTATTTTAAAAAGGTTAATCGAAGAAGATAAAATTTTAATAAATGACGATAGGGTCATACAAGAATTAATGACTTTTGTGTCCAAATCTAATACTTTTAAAGCTGATGACGGGCACAATGATGATCTAGTAATGACTTTGGTGTTCTTTGCTTGGCTTTGTAGACAAGAATATTTTCCAGATTTAATTGAATCAGGAAAATTAAATTTTGAAGAAGCAAAAAATGCAGAAGAAGATAATACTTTGTTTATGTTAAACCCACTTGACGACGAAGATAAATACTCCGATGGAGAGGTTGTATGGTATCCTGCATAAAATTCTAAATATTTTTATTACAAGGTAAACGAATGCCAACATTAAATTCTTTTATTTCCCCTTCAATCTTTAGCACCGAAAGTACTACAAATCCTTTATATGCAGGTATGATCGCAGGAGCAACTTATGCGATCCCAACATTTACTGGTGCCAGCGGTGCCGCCTCAAACGATCCTGGTGGCCTTTATGGCTGGTTGATGTATAGCAGAACCCAATTGGCAAACCCAGTTCGTGGTACCACTAGCGAAACATATATTGAATATTCAGACTATAATAGCTTTATAAACGATTTAAATCTTTTAAGTGGTATAACTTATTGCTTAGTCTCAAGGACAACCGAAGGCGGTACACAAGGTTTCTTTTCATATGCTGGAACAAAAGTTACTCCAAGAACCAATGGATATGACTTTTTACATGCTTTAAATTATCTTTCTTACGGTGGTAGCCTTGTTATTGCTGGTACAACCACTGGACTTAAAAATTATTTAAATGCCAACTCCTACAAGTTAGATATTTTAATGGGACAAACAGGCAATACTGCTACTGTTCCATTTGTAAGAGATAATGATTATATCTTTGGAGTATTTGCATCAAGCAGTGATGGTGCGGGATTTACAGCAATTAACTATGATTCGTTAATGGGGCCTGCATTTGTTCCATTTAGCCAAGGTGCTACCGCATCCGATAGAATCTTTAATGTAGGGGCACAAAGTTTTAAAGCTCCGTTTGCAACAGATAGTTTAATTTCTAATACAACTCTTGAATACACAATTTCATCGGTATCAGATGTTGCTGGTGCATTTACCAGATCTAAGAATACAAATAGTTTGCCATTAACTGTAGCTGGATCTAATTTTTCTACACCACTAAACACAAAAATTAATAACATTGTTGATTGGAGTGATGAAGCTACCAAAAATATTTACAAGAAAAACAGAGTTAATTTTTATACAAAAATTGATACTAATACTTTTACCAATTATTTCTTAGGATCTGATTTGGTTGGTGCTACTGCAGGTGCAGGTGCCACCTATACTTCATCTGAAAGAGTTGGTCCTGCATATCTACAAAATTATATTCAAAATAATGTAAATGACATTTTGCTCAAATATATTTTTGCTATAAACAACTCTACAACCAGATCATCGGTAAGCACAGAAATAGGATCATTTATTCTAAGTATTTCGCAATACATTGATCCTACATTTACTCAAATTATATGTGATACCACAAATAATACTGATAATTCTGCTACATTGAGTGCAGATGTAACAGTAAAACCAATTCTTTCGACAACCACTTATACAGTGACTGCATCAGTATCTAATACCTAATAAATGTCATCTAACAATTCAATATCCAATTTTAAAAATGCATTTGGCGGTGGTACTAGAGCCAATAGGTTTGAAGTGACCGGAATTTTTCCAACTGTTGATGATTTTGGTGTTGGGCCTGTATCAGTTGGGGCTAATGAAACAAAATTTAAAATTTTTGCTACAAGTATGCCTAAAGCAGAAGTCGGAACAATTCAAGTTCCATATAGAGGTAGACTTTTAAATTTTGCTGGAGACAGATCATATGGCAACTGGGCAGTTTCAATATATGATGACAATAATACTAATAATCTATGGAAAGCTTTTAATACTTGGAAAGAATTATTAGACGGCCATTTAACACATCAAGTTGCAAATAGTGATTTTGATTATAGTACTTTACAAAGAGATTGGACTGTAAAACAACTTCCTTTAAATGGACAACCAAGCGGAACTACTCCATTAAGACAAATAACTTTAAAAAATTGTTGGCCAAGCCAGATCAGTAGCATGGATTTTGATATGGCAAAAGCAGATCAAACAATATTTAATGTCGTATTGACATTTGATTGGTATTCAATAGATATAGGTATCTGAACATGACAATACACATTTCTGATTTTAAAAATGCATTTTCGGGGGGAGCAAGACAAAATAGATTTGTTGTAACTGGAAATTTTCCAGGAGATGAACAAAGTGGTGGATCTGTATCATCATTTCATATAAGAGCCACACAAATTCCATCATTGTCAACTTTAACTTTAGAATACAATTATTTTGGTAGAAAAGGTTATTATCCAGGAGAAAAACAATATTCTGCTTGGAGTGTTGCGATTATAGATGATACACCAGAATTATATAATAGCTGGAAAAAATTTCATAATTGGCAAAATCAAATAAACGCACATACTACTAATATTTCTGATTTTCCCATAAATTATAAACAAGATGGCTGGACTGTTCAGCAACTAAACTTAAATGGTGAGGCAGATCCTTCATTAAAACAATTTAAGATGTATGGAGTTTGGCCGAGAAGTATCATGGATATGCCTCTTAATATGGCCAACCCAAACACAATAAATCAATTTACTGTTGTTTTTATTTACGATTATATAGAACTATATGCAGGAACTAATAAGATAACTGGCACTTAATAAAAGGTGATAAATAATCATATGGAAATTGAACTATTTGGATTTGAATTTGGAAAGAAAAAGACTGCAGAAAAAACTCAAGAAGATATTTTGCAAAAATTTTCAGTACCCGAGACTTACGATGGTACTGTAACTGTTGAGGCTGGTGGGTTTTTTAGTAGTGCTATTGATTATACTGGTGCGCTAAGAGACGAATCAAGTAACATTATTCAATATAGAAATATGGCCGTTTATCCTGAAGTAGATAATGCCATAGAAGAAATTGTTAATGCAGCCGTAGTAAAAGGAACTGACGGAAAGCCTGTTAAGATTGATTTGCGTGATGTTCCCATTTCCGATGGAATCAAAACTAAAATATACAAAGAATTTGATAGACTTACTCATCTATTAGATTTTCAAAACCGTGGATATGAAATTTTTAGAAGATGGTATATTGATTCAAAACTTTTTTATAATGTTATAATTGATAAAGATAATCCACAAGAGGGAATACAAGAGATTATTCCAATTGATCCTTTAAAGATTAAAAAGATTCGTAAAGTAAAAAAAGAACCACAAAAGGGTTTTCAACAACCCATAAGCATGATAACAGAAATTGAAGAATATTATCTTTATACAGATTCTGATAAAGATTCTTATCTGTTAACTGGCCCCGGTGGTCTTCATCTTTCCACAGATAGTATTGTTTATGTTCAATCTGGTTTAATTGACATGAATACCAAGAGAGTTCTTGGTTATCTGCATAAAGCCATAAGACCATTAAACATGCTTAGACAACTAGAAGATGCTCTTCTAGTTTACCGCGTAGCTCGTGCCCCAGAACGCAGAGTGTTCTATGTTGACGTTGGTCAATTACCAAAACAAAAAGCAGAACAATATATGCGTGATATGATGAGCCGATTTAGAAATCGGGTAATTTATAACCAAAGTACTGGTGAAATTAGAGACGAAAAAAACCATGTCTCAGTTTTGGAAGATTATTGGTTGCCACGGCGTGAAGGTTCACAAGGAACACAAATTATAACTCTTCCCGGTGGTAATGCAATGTCACAAATTGAAGACGTTGATTACTTTAAAAAGAAGCTTTATAATTCTTTGAATGTCCCCCTTAGCCGTTTGGTTGCTGATCAAACTGGATTTAACATGGGTAGGTCTGTTGAAATTACCAGAGAAGAAGTAAAGTTTTATAAATTTATTGATAGACTCAGAGCGCATTTCTCA